CAGCAGCAGCATAAGCAGCAGTAGCATAAGCAGCAGCAGCATCAGTATTCTTGGTTTTTACTGATGGATTTGCTAAATAGTCTTTTGCAGCTTCAATAGCTTTTCGTGGTCTGTCGTCGGTAGGATACTTCTTTTCGTATATATCAATGACTTGTTCAGCTGCAAATATGGCATATTGGACTTTCTGCTTTTTGTTCATAACACGAACTATCAACCAATTCGCCCAATCCAGTTTATCAGCTTCAATGAGTTTATTCAGAAAGTCTATTGCAGGCATTCCGATTAATTTGTTTTCTGTTACCCACACCATGCCTGATTTACAGGCGTTATGAGATACAAGGAATTTTGTTGTTATTGTTTTCATGGTTTTATTTGTTTGGTTGATAATGATTCTAAATGGCATCTGACTATATCGTCAAGTGCCGTTATGGTGTATTTGTTTTTTTGAACTTCAAGCTGGTTCAACTCGTGATATTTTGTTACGATTTCATTTCTTATCTGTGCATTTGCAAGGTGTAGTTCAGATTCAAGCCATTTAACATAATCAACAACATCGTTCACAATCCATCCTTTTTCATCAAAGATGAGTTTGCCTGTTTCTTGAGTAAATTGTTCTCTATAATTTGTCATAACACCTTTTTATAAATTTTTACATACTCTACAAGACATTCATTTGGAAAACTTAATGTTCCATTAGGTTTATATCCATTCTTGACAGCTATTTGAACAATGAGATACATTGGTATATCGGGAATATAGTTCCCTGTATAACTATATACTAATATATTGTCTAAATAGAAGTTTATATAGGTGGGTTGCCAATCTACAGCGTAAATATGATAATCAAGAGATAGATCAACCTTAGAAGTGATTATTTGTGTATCACGAAGTTGCATAACTCCATCAACACGCTTATGTACACTGGATGTAAATTGATTTGATGCGAGATTCATAAATTCCGCAAAATCAATTTCTCCATCCCACAAAAGTCCTACAAGCCAAACTCCACTGTAATTATCAATGCCATCTTTTGCTACCTTCATTTTCACTTCCCAATAGCCATATTTCTGAACACAACTTTTAAATGTTGTAATCATTCCAGCCTTAATCTGAGGCTCCCCGGAAGCAGTATTAAGATCATTGGTTAATATGCAATTGTTGTTTGCCTGTCTCACCTGTGAGGGCTTCCAAATAACATAATCATCTGGAGGATCATTTTTAATTAAGCTGTGTGTTACAGGATTTCCGTAACATTCCATTGTTTCCCATTTATCATTAGGAAATGCCTGAGGAACATCAAAATCATCTGAAAATACCAATTCATATCCTGTTTTATCAACTGGAAAAACAGGAGGTTTTGGTTTTGGTTTTGGTTTGAATATATTTAAGCACATAAGTTTATTTATTAATCCATCCCGGACAATTAGTTTCAATAATACGTTTATGATTTTCCAACATATACTCAAGATATTCAATCTTCTTGAGTATTTCACGCTCAATTTCTCCGTGTGTGTTATCAACATCAGCAATACAATCCCTCACATCCCAATTATCATCAAGGGAGTATTCTCTTTGATTTATAATATGTAAAAGAACCTCTGCATGTACAACAGCTCTTTGCTCAACATTACAGCTTGTGCCATTGCTGCTAATTATTCCCTGTAAAGCAGCGATAGCACCTCTTTGAATAAATTCTTTATTATTCATAACATTTTTAGTTTTTCTTCCCAAAATTTTGTCACTTCCTTTACAACATCTTGTGATTTGGCAAATACTATTGTTTTACCATCTGAAAGATGTATAGGTATTTTGTTAGAAACATCTCCAGAGAGGAAATGCTTCTTGGTTAAGGTATTCTGAATAGTATGTTGGATAGCAGAGCCTATGCCATGTTTGGTCTTACGCTCTTGAACTCTGGAATTCTTGTTCATTATTCTGTCTCCTTGAAGATCTTTCTCCTTATAGGGAGATAGCTCAAAGATATTAAAATTTCTTCAAACTATCTCCCTGTAAGATGATATTATACAGCGTTTTCAAGCTGTGTTATAATTCCCTTGATTAAGGATATTTCAGGATTTTGCAAATTTTCTTTTCGCACAATTCTCCTTGCATAACGCAATAAAGAATCAGCTCTTCCTGCAGCCCTGAGCTCTTTATTTATAACCAATGTTTTAATTTCTGTTGCTTTCATATTGTTTAGCTTTAGGTGTTTAAATGTTTTTGTTTATTTGCACATGTGTGCCATAATACATGAAGCTCATATAAATATTCCTTATCAAAGGAACAAGCATCATCATATTTAGCTTTGAATATATCAATCATATTGTCTGCTGAATGAAGCTGTTGATTTGTCTTACAGCTTTCTATGGACTTTTTTATCTTCTCAAAAGCAGCCCGTCTCTCTATTTTATCTGGAATTTTTCTCATCATTTCTTCTTTACATTGTTCCACCATATTTCAAATGTATGAGAAGGAAGATTTGCTTCATTAGCATGTTTACAAAGATCCTTCACTTCCTCTTCAGAATAATAGAATACCTTGCTCTTACGTTTGCTATTGTATTCAGCCAGCATTTCGTGTAGGCTTTCAGTAACATCATCACATGACTTTCTCATCAGTGCCTCCTCTCCGGTTCAAGATAGCCATTCTTCATTCTCAACATCATTCCATCTATTTCGTCTATTAGACGTTCAATAGCTTTTTCTAATTCTTTAATTGCTTTCATAATTTTTCTCCTTAAAGATTAATGAAAAAGTAAAAATCCTTCAATATTTCCGCTTGGTAAGAAGTATCTGTCTTTATGTCCAAAATGGTTACTAAAAACAAACTCTATTGTTCCAAAGATACAAGTGAAACTTTCTATCTCACCATCATTCCATACAATGCTTCTGCAAGGTCTGATAATTTTATTACCATCAACCTTATATATTATTGTTGGTTGTTTCATGTCATATCAATGTATTCGTTTTCATATTCTTCAGAGAACTGATAGCTTCTCCAATAGATGATTGCTGCAGTATATCCAATTAGGGATAACCCAAGCATAATGAAGAATGCTTCTGTATCTATAACGAATTCTTTGTACAAATTACAGGCGCACATTACAAATAATGTACTAAGAATGTACATTACAATAGATGTTATTTTAAGTGCTTTCTTTTTCATATTTTAGTCTTAAATTGCGTTAATGCCATATTATTCGTCCAAATGAAAATACCCATCAAACTTAAAGATATCTTATGATTCATTATCAAACTTCTGTTGAGCATCAATTGTATCTATAATCCAATTAAGTATATCCATTCTATCTATTTCCCCATTCAATGGAGAAGTGAGAACAAGCCTATCTTGACAAAAGAACAACTTATATCCATTATACTCTTTTAAGAAGTGAGATTCAATGTTTATCCCACTTCTTGTATGTACTATCTGTTTCATATAGAAAAGCTTAACTTATTAACACTTCGTACATTACTTAATGTCACCTTCGTATTGACATCTTCTATTTCAATCACCTCGTAATAAGCAACTTCCTTGCCTCTCACAATAGATGTATGATGAAGATGTCTCTCGTATCGCTTTCCTTTGTATTCACACTCAGGATGAATACCTAAATACTTTAATGTCATAATGTTGTCCTCCATAAAGTTTAATTATTAATGTATATCATTGTGAATACTGTTTTATATCATCTCTGACGTTGATATATATCAATAAAAGAACGTATGTATGTCAACTATATCACTGACATAAACACATAAATCAGTTGATATTAATACACTCATTAATATATATCTCTCATTTCATTCATTAATATATCTCATCCTCAATTCTTTGACTATGTCATAAATTTCCGCTAACTTTGCTGCAGTGAGCTGAAGAATGATTAGCGAACACCATATCCCACCAAGAAGCTATAATTCCTTAAAAGAGCAGTTTATACACATACTCAGGTGCAAGAAGATTATAATAATAACTGAGGAATTTCAGGATATGAATGAAGTTGCCACCATTCTGAGCCATCATATTCTCCTCTATCAAACCATTGACCACCTTCAAGCCATATGGTTCCATCAACTTTCTGACCACCAAAGCCATTGTTGTAATTGAAATCAATCTCCTTAAGAAATTTCTGATAATCCTCTTCGGAATATCCTTTCTTCAGAGTATAACACCAGGGCTTTTTATCCTCTTCAAAACTCCAGAAATCAGCCTGTTGTAAAATTGCACAAAGAACCACAAGTCCTTTAGTACGTTCTAAAAATTCTTGTTTTGCTTTCATACATCCTCCTTAAGATTAAATGCAAAATTTGTCAATTGATATCAATTTCTTTATTCTATCTACCAGATAGATAGCTCTGAGATTCTGCACATTTTCATTCAGGTCATGCAGACATAAGAGAACTGGAAGAGGAACAAGAACAATGTCCACATCCAACCAATAAGCTTCATTAAGTCTATCCTGACAAGCCTCAGACATCTTCCACTTCTTACTGACAGAAGTGATATGCACACCACTTACAGTAACATGCTGTTTCTCAACATCCTCATTATCAAGCTTTGTCTCTTCAGCTATTTCATTGGATACTGCAGACAATATTGTTCCATCCTCAAACTCAAAAGCATGAGGAGAATTGAAATTAGCTACCCTCAGACCATTGCTGAGAGTGACTATTGGAAATGTATTGTTCATTTTATTTCTCCTTAAAGGTTTAATTCATAATTAGTTTCGCTAATGCTCATCAGTACAGGACTCACACCTGCAGACTGCCTTATAGCTCCCAGCCTCAGCCTGCTATAAGGACTTTATGTTACACCTGTTAATTGAAAGCTGACACCAATAACAGGGATGATTTTTTTAATCTACCATATCCTCTCATATCTGTCAGAACATGAGCATTCTGGCTACAAACTTTACTCTCATCCTGCAGGTAACAATGCTACAGAACTACCATCCAGTTAGTTGTTTTAGCTTTCATATCATTTCAGATATGACACATGCACAACCATTCTTCTTATTATACTCCGAACTTTTAAGAGTAGGCGTGAAACAGAGCCTATTATTATCTCTCCTATATAAAGGAACAACTCTTCACATTCCTTTATATACAAATGTATATTCCTTCATCGTGACAACACTACCAACAGTCTCTTCACGCATAATACTAATTGACTCTATATAACAAGGATCAATCACATTATTATCAGTAGAAACATCACCTATACTATTAACATGTAATCCATAGGTGTCGATGATAGCATCACCAATAATACCCAATCTAATTATATTCTCCATATACCTCCAATTGATTAACTCGTGAAACTCTTCCTTATAGAGAGATATTCATTCTAATAGACATTACTCTTCATAGAGATAGACATAAAGCCATACCATTATCCATAATGATGTTGTTTTGATATCAATATTATCACTTTAATATCAAGGAAGGATATTATAAGGCTGAAAAACAGATACTTATCATCAATCAATAGTAATAAATTCATCTGATTGAAATCTAGACCATTGACAAGCATCCTTATAAAACTCCGGATAAGCACTCTCAATAAAATCAATAACAAGACATATAGTTCCAACACTCTAATAATACAATTACCTTTCTCAACAAGACTAACTTATTCATACGATAGTTTATTAGTAAAGCTATAGTTTAATATCAATAACACATTAATTTGATAGTGTTTTGATATCATTATAATATCAAGAAGAGGATGTTTCCTCAACTAAAACACCAATGTTATCAAGGGTTTCCAATCAATAGTACTTTATTCTATAGATCCATATTCCCTTATAGATTACTCTCTTTGTAGACAGACATTTGTTCCTTAGAGTATAATAATTAAGATCTTTACTCCACTTACAAGCCTGTATTAAGGACCTGTATTCTGTCAATTTACCTGTTTTTGGATCAATTGTAACTATCATATAGCTGTTTTAGGCTACAAATATAATACAAAAACCGGTCAATACTTAGGATTCTTACCACTTTTATAAAACTATTTCTCACACTCCATGGATACATATATAATAATGTATAGAGAACAACCAATGATAATCACTCCCTATACATTATATATATAGTAACATTTGAGTGGCTAACTCTCTTTACGGATTTACATTCCCAAAGCCATAAGGGAAACACCTCTGTACAATTCCATATAACATCTGAAGAGCAATCATTTGTTCATGCATACCTTCTGATCAGTAATTCAACGCATTATCATCTCTATTCATTATATAGGGAACAACTAAGAGTAGGTGATTGGAATATTAAGACCCACCCACTCCACCCGATATATAAGAGAGAGTCCGAAGACTCTCTCTCTTAATCAATTAGGCAATGAGGCTTTCCAATGCAATGGATTCACCCTTTGCAAGATCTGCAAGACTGAAACCTTCACTCGGCTTGCCTTCTGGCACAAGAAAGAAAACTCCCTCAGTGTTCTCAATCACCTTCAGATTGAGAAGACTTTTCAAAACCTCCACTTTCTTAGCTCCTTGTGTCAGTGCCTTACGCACCAATTTGCTAAGTCTTACGCTCAAGGACAACATCTTGGGAGCATCTTCTTCTGTCTCTTTGATAAAGAGACATACTCTTGCCTCTCCTTCAATGTTCTTCTGAGAAAATGACAGCACATCAGTTTTTACTAACTGACTTTTGAGTGTACCATGTTCGGTAATTTCACTCCAACTCCCTGTCCCTGTTGATTCTACTACTGCTAATTTCAGTTTCATAACTTTAACTATTTAAGATTAATGACGGGGAATGCCCCCAACTCTTTCAAATCACCGTGGGGTTGAAGTTGGAGGTCTACTAAGTAGGTACTCACTTAAAAAATTTTAAAAATAAAAATAAATTTTGAAATTTTGGAAATATTCCTTATCTTTGTAAAAATTTTAGTTATGGGAAAAACAAAGTCTTATCCGGGGATATATCAGATGTTGAATATCCAGAATAAAAAATCATATATTGGTTATTCTAGAAGTTGTTTAAAAAGAATGCAAACTCATAGAAATCACCTTAGAAAGAATAATCATAAAAATCCACATCTTCAAAGTGCTTGGAATTTTTATGGTTCAGATAATTTTATATGTCGTATTATTGAACATTTGGATAACTCATTAAGTAATAAACAATTTGAAGAAGTAGAAATCAAATGGGTATTACATTTTCAGTCTCATCTTTCTGAATATGGATATAATAGTGTTCTTCCAGGATTTAAACCCTTAAAAGATGAAGGAGTTAACACTACTCAACGGCAGTTAGTTGAATATGTATGTATCAACTCTCTCTCCGGAGAAGTATTATTTCTATCAGGAGTACAAGAGGTAATGAAATCTACATCCATTTCTTCTAATAAGATAGAAGACTTATCTTCTTATTGGAAAGGAAAGGGAAGAAGAAAGTCTCTACATGGATGGATGATTGTCAAACAGGAAGATTATAATGAAGATTTTGATTATGTCAAGTATAAAAAGGAGAAACCATCTGCATATAAATATGGAAGTAAATATACTGCTACAGAGTATTATAGGATTAGAAAGGCTCTTGATCCTACCTACCAGCAAAAGAAAAAAGCTCCTGAGGATATTATTCCACGTAAGAATAGAAATCTAAAGAGAGTTTCTATTCTTGCCAAGAATATTCTTACAGAAGAAGAGAGAATGTTTTCTATGATAAAGAGTTGTTATCCAGAGTTTAGTCTGATGAAGGTGAGAAAATGCATCAACAATGAGTATGGTAAATACAAACATAGAGGACATTATTTTAAAAGAGTTTAACTTTTTCAATTATAAATTTTCCTTCTCCTGTTGACTTTTCACTAAATATGTTTATATTTGTATGTTCAATTAACTACATACGGATATGATTGTTCAGAAATTGAAAAAGGTGACAGAAGACAATTATCAGTTGGGTGAGAAGTATTATGAGATATTGTCTTCATTGAATTCTCTGGATTTGACAACAAGGGAGATTCAGCTTGTGGCTTATGCTGCTATACATGGAAATATTTCTTACACACATATTAAGGAGGGATTTTGTGAGAAGCATAATACATCTGTTCAGACGATTTATAATATTGTGTCAAAGCTTATAAAGTTGAAGGTGCTCATTAAGGATAATGGGAAGATTAAAGTGAATCCTATTATTGCCCTTAAGTTCAATGACACGATTAAGCTGGAGATAACATTAAATTTCAACGGAAATGGATAAGCCTGTTTCTCTTTCTGTTAAGGCATGGATAATACGGAACATGTCTGTAAGGACACAAATGCAGGAACGGGAAATAGAGATGATTGTCAATCACCAGTTTGATTCTGCATATACAGCTTTGGAGAGTTGTAATAGTTTGGAGTTCTCGGGATTTGGTAGGTTCTTCTTTAATAAGTGGAAGGCTCTTAAAAAACTGGAGAAGTTCAAGAGCCAGATAAATGAGTTTAGTCGCATTCTTAATGATCCTTCTTCTACGGAAATCAGGAAGAGAAATATTGAAATGAAACTACAAATGACAAGAAAGAATTTTGAATATCTAAATACAAAGTTAAATGGATGTACACAAGATCTACGAGGGATGGAGAAACAAGTGCTTTCCTCCGAAGGAATTGAAGGACGTGATTCAGAGAGTGACGATGGAGAGGATGATGATTTGTAGGAATTGTCCAGAGAATTCTCAACAACATAATAGTATTAGGCCAGATGAACATTGTCTTATTTGTGGATGCACACTTTCAGCAAAGACAGCTTGCTTATCATGTGCTTGTCCTTTATATAAATGGAGAGAAGTAGTAACATCCCAACAGGAAGAAGAAATGGAACAAAACAATGAGCAAGAATAAATTGGAGATAAAGAAGGTTCGTTTGAGAGAGTTCATTGAGACATTAATGGAGATATACGAGAGTGGTATAGATTATGTTAATATATTGGTGGAGAAAGGAAATCATCAGGATTCTATTTGGATTGTTGGGGATATTGATGATGAACAGAAGCATACAAAAATTAACGGTGAGAATATTAATTTTGAGGAGCTTACATAATGGCTAAGAAACTAAATAGTTATATTTCAGCAGAGTTGGATTTTGCTGAGCAGTCCCTTCAAGAGTGGAGGAAGTATATTGAGGCAAATCCTATTGATCAGGTGGAAGACAGATGGGGAAAGAAAGAGATGCCAAAAGGAGGATATGCTTGGGTTGTTACAGCTACAAAGGAACAACAGATTAAATGTATACAAGACACCCTCTCCAGATATTTACAACTCCTTGAGGTTGTTAATAATCTTAGAGAGAAAGAAGAAGCTAAAATAGAGGTGAGAGGTAAGGTGGAATTAGGCTCTCAAGCAGAACAGTTTTTGAAGAAACGCAATGGAGGATAGTCAATTACAAACTATAGATTATAAGGATTGGTACTTAAATCAAAAAAGAATTCCAGATAAACAATCTGTTGAATATGTTTCTTTCTTTGCTTTTCATAAAGAACTTTGTTTAAATGGGTGTATGATGGAAGGGGAGTATATTAATCCCTTTTTAATGTGGCACTTAAATTTCTGGAATACAGAAGTAGATTATGTTGATGATAGAGGTAGGATAAGTGATAAATATTCCCATCCTCTTCTAAGAGATAACGAATGGGTGGTTACGAATGAGATAGAAAGAGCACATAAAGAACACAAAGGACTAGTAATTTTAGGGTTGCGAAGATTTGCTAAAAGCGTTTTGGAAGCAAGTTATATTGGATGGGGGGCTACGTTTGATGAGAATTCCCAGAATGTTATTGCCGGATTAAATGCTCCAGATATAAAACTGATTACAGATAAGCTTGATAAGGGGTTGAATTTTCTTCCTGAAGCTTGGAGATGGCAGAGAGTGGAGGATGATTGGAAGAAACAGGTTACACTTGGAATTAAAACAAGAGCAGGAGAAAGAATACCATTCTCTCAAATTCTTATAAGAAATTTGGATGAAGGGAATAATGAAGAAGCAATTGCTGGAACAAAACCACGTAAACTAATTATTGATGAGATTGGAAAAGGGTCATTCTTGAGAGGATTGAAAGCTGCAGAGCCGGGATTTACAACACCATTTGGATGGGCTTGCTCCCCAATATTGACAGGCACAGGTGGGGATATGAGTAAATTTGGAGATGCCAAAACCCTGATGTTCAATGTTCAGAACTACAATTTTCTTACATATAATAATGAGAAGGATACAAAGAGAGTACATGGTTTATATCTTTCCTATAAATATAGGATGGAAGCAAAGGAAGACTCCTCATTAGGAAAATTCCTTAATAAACCAGAGGATAGCGTTTTAAATAAGATTCCAATGCTTGTTTCAAATGAAGAAAAAGCAAAGGAAATTACCACTCATAATTTAGAAGTATTAAAGAAAGGTAGTGACAGAGTTGTATATCTAAAGGAGAAGATGTATTATCCCTTTGAAGTGGATGATATATTTTCCAATGAGGATACAAACATATTTGATATTGAAGCAGCAAAGAGACAAAAAGCAAAACTATTAGCACAGGAGAGAACAGGAATCCCTGTTATTCTCTTCTCTGGAGAAAATGGGATAGCCCACGAATTTACAGACAAATTACCAATTACAAACTTTCCTCTTAACCCGGGAGATTCAAAGGATGCTCCTATAGTTATATATGAGTTCCCTGTAGACAGTCCTCCTTATGGATTGTATGTTGCAGGAGTTGACCCTTATAGGCAAGGACAAGCTAAATATAGTGATTCCCTTGGTTCTGTATACATATATAAAAGGATGCATGATTTGACAGGGGAAAAATTTCAGGATATGTTTGTGGCTTCTTATTGTGCAAGACCTGAGAAAAAAGAAACATGGGAAGAACAGGCAAGACTCTTAATTAAATACTATAATGCCAGAACCCTCTGTGAAAATGATGAAATCTCCTTTATTGAATATATGAAAGCAAAAGGGGATGCTCATTATCTGGAAGCACAACCAAGATGGTTATTGGAAATTATTCCAAATACAACAGTGCATAGAGAATATGGTGTTCACCGCACTGCAACTAAAGTGATAGATTATCTCCATGGATGTTTTAAAAAATATATGGAAGAAATTGTTCATACAGAAAGAGATGAACAAGGAAGTGTAATAAGAGAGATACATGGAATAAATAAAATATTTGATCCTGTCCTCCTTGAAGAGGTGATACAATATAATGAATTGGGAAATTTTGATAGGATTGTTGCTGCAGAACTTGCTATAGCACAGGCAATTAAGATGGACCCAATTATGGGAAGAGTAGGAGGAAGTGGAGATGTAAGAGTACAGGCAATGAATAGAAAGGTGAATAATCCTCTATTCATGCCATCAAGGAATTTAAGAGGAAAACAACGAAGGTTATTTACATAATAATTAGAAGTCATGATAATCCGGTATACAAAGGACGCTACCATACGGTATAGTTACCTTAACATCTTCCCCGATCAGTTTAAAACTGAGAAAGAAAAACAGGATGAGTCTTGGGTGAAGAACACTATGGACTACTTTTCTAATAAGGCTTATTCTGAATATCAGAAGAATAGAGACCCTCGTACAGGTTTTGTAAAAAACTATGATTTAATAAAGGGTATTCTTCATGCAGAGGATTTCTATCAGGAACCAGAGGTGAAGAGCTTCTCTGAGATTCTTGAAAAGGATTTGGAGCTTCCCAAATATGTACAGCATTATTCCATCATGACCACACCTATTAATGAACTGGTGGGAGAGATAAGCAAGAGGCCTGATACTTATAGAGCGAAAGCATTTGATGATGATAGTCGTTCTGAGGAACTTCAGTTTAAAATGGATATTCTTCAGGAGTATGTTTTAAATGAAGCCAAGAATCAAATTCTTACAAAGGCTGCCAGACAAGGAGTGAAAGTAGAAGAAGAAGAACTACAAAAGATGGCATTTGAAGAAGTGAAGGATCAGATTGATAGCTACACTTCTGTAGCTGAGAAATGGGCAAATCATATTCTCACTTGTCAGAAAGTGGAGTTCAATATAAAAGAAAAGAGCGAGGATGCATTCAGAGATCTTAATATCTCATCTAGGGAGTTTTATCACTTATATGAAGATAACTCAAAATTGGGATTCAATGTAGAAGTGGCAAATCCAAAAAATACGTGGTTTCTTACAACTCCAGATAGGAAATATATAAGTGATCCTTCAGGCAGGGCACAGGGAGCATATGCTACAGGAATGGTAAATGTGATGGAGCTTTCAGAAATTATAGAAACCCTTCCAGATATAACAAAGGATGAGATAGATCATCTCAGGAGTAGTCTTCAGGATTATGGACTTATCAATGTCAGGGAATCTAATCTTGGAAATCCTAATGTTTCCCCGGGAATAGACTCTGTACAATATGACACTTTTGACCCTCTTGTTCTCCAGACAAGAATGCTTATTGAATCTGAAATGAAAGAGAATTCAGATACTCTTAAAGACTTCTTAGGGCTCACATCAAATGTTTCTTCCTTTGGATATAAGTATGTAGTGGTGAGAGCCTATTGGATCTCCAAGAAGAAAATAGGAAAACTCATCTATTTAGACGAATTAGAAATTCAGCAGTCAATGCTTGTTGATGAGAGTTATAAAAAGGGAACTATTCCTACAGAAATTAGTTTGGAATGGGGTTGGATCAATCAATGGTATCAGGGAACAAAAATTGGTCCTGATATTTATCATGTTAAACCTTTCAACCTATTGAACTATTCTCCTATTATAGGAACAGTTCATGAGGTGAAAAACACAGAGGCTCGTTCTACAGTAGATTTGATGAAGCCTTTTCAGGTAATATATAATGTATGTATGAATCAGCTTTTCAAACTCCTTGAGAAGGAAATTGGAAAGGTGTATCTAACCTCTATCAGACACATCCCTGTGCCTAAGGATGGAGATGCTCAAGATGCTCTCGACATATGGGAAATGGAAGCAAGAAACAGAGGTGTGGTATTTATTGATGACTCCCCTGAAAATCTTAAGAGTCCCAGTGGATTTAATCAATTCCGTAATATTGATCTTACAAGAACACAGGAGATCCAGTCTCGCTATACATTAGCTCAACAGATGAAGAATGAATGCTGGGAACTCGTTGGTCTCTCTAAACAGCGACTAGGTTCTGTCAGTGCTAGTGAAAGTGCTACAGGTACCAATACTGCAGTTCAACAGAGTTACTCTCAGACAGAGCCTCTATTTGTGGCTCATGAGTATGTTTTAGGGCAATTGTATCAGGCAATTATTGATGCTGCTCAATATATCGAAAGCTCCAAACCTTCCTCCACTATTTCTTATGTAACAGATGAAGGAGAGAATGCTTTCATTAGTGTCAATGGAACCGATATTAAATTTCGTGATCTCAAAGTGTTTCCAACAAATCGTCCTGAAGATACACAAATGTTTAATGAACTCAGACAACTCTCACAGGCTATTATTCAGAATGGCGGAACTCTCTATGATGTTATAGAGCTCTATTCTACTAAATCTATCAGGGAGATGAAGAAAACTTTTAAGGATCTCAGAGATAGAATGATACAGCAACAGCAAGAGGCACAGCAACAGCAGCAACAACAACTTGAGCAACAGCAACAGCAGGCACAGGCTACTTTGGAGCAAAATCAAAATCTTGCCCAACAGAAGATGGAAAATGATAATTATGAGAAAGAACTTGACAGGATTAACAGGAAAGAGATAGCTATCATTCAAGCCACTGGATTTGGTAAGGTGGAAAGCGAAGATACCAATCAGAATAATGTTCCTGATGTTCTTGAGGTGAGCAAACTTGCTGCTGAAGAGACAAATGCTACAAGAGATCATATTGCTAAAATGGCAGACATTAGTGCCAAGATGAAATTAAGTATGCAAAAGATTGAGATTGATAAGGAAAAACTTAAGAATGAAAGACTTAATATGGCAAATGATTTGGCTGTAGCTCGTGAGAATGCTAAAGGTAGAAGCAATAAGAAAAGTAAGTAATGCTATATTACGCACAAAAGTAGAGTGATTTATCATTAAATATGTTTTTTTTAATTAATTTTATTATAATTTTACATTACAAACTGGTATAAATAACTACATATGGCTGATATTAATAATGATCGTCCATCCTTCAGCATTGAAGAAACAATGGATATGGGTGTAGGTAACACTGAACTCATTAAAGATTTAATGACACCTGAATTAGTGTCAGGTAATGCAGATGATCTTCAACCTGTTATCGAGGAAAAGAAAGATGAAAAACCTCCAAAGACAGAGAAGAAAATTGAAAAGAAAGGTGGGGATTCCAAAGAAGAAACAACTGAAGAAAAAGAGACCAATCAGAATCTAATTTCTAATTTTCTTGAAGAAAATGAGGATGAAGAAAAAGATGAGAAGATTGTTCAAAATAAAACTGAAAAGAAAGAGGGTGTAGAAGAAGAACAAGTAGAAACGCCTTCTCAATTCAATGCTCTTGCAAATGACCTCTACAAACTTGGTATATTTACAAAGGATGATGAGGATGAAGATGATGAAAAAATTACTTCCGCTGAAGAGTTTCTTGAAAAGTTTCAAACTGAAAAGAAAAAAGGAGCTACAGAAGCACTTCATAATTTCATTGGACAATTTGGTGAGGACTATCAGAATGCATTTGATGCCATATATGTAAAAGGAGCAAATCCAAAAGAGTACTTTGCAGCATATAGTGCTGCTGTAGACTATGCTCAGATGGATATGACAAAAGAACAAAATCAGGAAACTGTTGTTCGTCAGGCTCTTACAGATCAGGGACTTGAGCCTGAAGATGTTAATACAGAAGTAGAAAGACTTAGGAACTACGGAGATCTTGAAACAGTTGCTGCAAAGCATCACAAAGTACTTGTGAAGAAAGAAGCAATTAAACTTCAACAACTTGAACAGAAAGCTGAAGTAGACTTAAAGCAAAAGAACCTAATCAAGACTCAGTATATAAATAATGTGCAGACTATTCTGCAGGAAAAGATAAAAAGTAAGGAGTTTGATGGAATACCGATCAACCCCAAACTAGCAGGTGAACTACAAGACTTTTTGTTGGTGGATAAATGGAAGACGGCTTCCGGAGAAACCCTCACTGATTTTGATCGTGCTATTTTGGAGTTAAAGCGTCCTGAAAATCATGTGAATAAGGTTAAACTTGGACTTCTCTTAAAAATAATGGAAAAGGATCCCACATTATCTGTCATTCAAAAGTCTGGTATCACAAAAAAGACTGATCAGATATTTAGCGAAACTGCAAAGCAGGTGATTAAAAACAAAGCAGGTGGAGCAAGTGGATCACAAAAAACTCACTCATGGTTTATCTAACAATAAAAATTAACCTTAAACACTAAACAAAATGGCTATTCAAACAATTCCCGGTTTAACTGGTTTTGTCTACTCTCGTGTTGCCTCTATGGACAAGCGAGCAGTAGGTAAACTCACAGACGCAAATCATTTGGAATCATTTCACAGCACTGAACCTGCAGATTATGATAAGAAAATCATCAGTCTGTACACGCAGAGCTCGCTCTATAGCAATGACTTCCTTGACATGATCAACAAATCTAAACCATTCTACATTACCAACAACAGTGATGCATGGAAATGGGAAGTACAGGTTCCTTACAAATTTCCAAAAATCATCGACATTCCTGCTTCTACATTGAATTTACCAAAGCCGGGTATTGATGGTCAGGAATTTCAGGTAGTTATTGACACTAACGAATTCTCCAAGAATGCAATTATATCTGTGGGATCTCGTCAGTATGGTCCTCGCTGGTATGTTACCAAAGACCCCATGCCATATAATATGGGCTATCTCTACAACTTTACTCTGGTAAGTGACAATCCTATCATTGATTATGTAAGTTCCACCTTCCTTCAGATAGGTTTGGAACTCGAACTCATAGATGGAGTGATTGGTGAATTCGATCAGGATTTACTTGGTCTTCCTCGTTTGGGTGAAAAAATCCAAATGTTTGAATCTCTCGGTTCAGCATATGGATATGAACATAAAATTACCCAGTGGGCTGATGAAAAGATGATGAGGGATTCCTCAGGGAAAGCTCTTGACATTTTGGTTTATGCTCCTCAGCGTAGAAACCAGCTTCCTCTTACTCGCAATGATATTAAATGGGAACCTTTTATTGAATTCTGGATGCGTAAATCTATGCTTGAACTGAAAGTTAAGCGTATGATTTGGAGTAAGCCGGGAACTGTAAAAACAGGTGGTAGCAAACAGGAACTGAAACGTGTATCTGCTGGTGTATATCACAGGATGCGTATGAATGGAAATCTTGTTCAATACAATCGTGGAGAGTTCTCTGCAAATCTCATTCGTTCTGTCTTTGGAGATTTATTCTACAGGCGTGTTGATGTAAAAGATCGTCATGTAAAAATGTACACCAATGAAGCAGGATTTGATGTATTCCAGCAGGCTCTTAAAAACGATGCTCTTAATTCTGGCCTCACTTTTATGGCAGATAGTGGCAATCGTTACTTACAGGGAGAAGGTCAGCATATCACTTATAACTTTGCATTCGATGCAATGGTTACTCGTGAAACCGGAAGGGTTGAACTTATTCACCTGAAAGAACTTGATCTGCCGCAGAGCAATCTTGAGTTTGGTCAGAACAAGAAATCTACTCCTGTGTTCATGGTATTCGATGTCTCTCCAATGAGTGATGGTTCTATGGTGAACAATATTCGTGAGGTCAGGATGGAAGGTGCTCCTTCAATGACTTGGGGTTATATTGATGGGACTGCTCATCACCTTGGTTTTGCAAAATCACAGGGAATGAGTTCAGCAAATAAATTCCCGGGATATGAACTCTGGATGAAAGACCGTTGTGATGTCTTTATTGAAGATCTGTCTAGGACAGTCTTAATTGAGGAAATCCCTCAACTCTAATGTTAATCTGAGAAAGCTCCCTCCTAAGTGAGGGAGCCTTCTTCTTTTTAAATTTGAAACTTAATTAAACTACATTTTATATGGCGAAAGTTGGCAAGATTTCCACTATTAAGAAAGATTATTCAGTTAGTGGATTACAAACAATGCAAGGAAGCTTAGTACAAAAAGGACTAACACGTATTCCCGGTACAGGGGTATTCAAATATCCTTACAAGGAAATGGATGGAAAATATAGGACAGGACTTGATAAAGATGCCTCCTACATTAAACGAATACAAGATCCCACTGAAAGAGAAATTGAACAAGAGAGAGTCAGTAAGCTAAAACAAAAATTAGAAGAAGCTCTTGGAGGAATTGATCTTGGTGTCCGTTCACCTTTCTGGAATCACAGTCTTTCTACATCAACAGATGATGCTCTTCATGTTCAGCCTGTAAAACTAACAGATGGAGATAACTATTTTGATACTAGTATTCCTTTTCAGGAACTTGCCTTTTCTTGGTTAAGGGTACATCCCACGATTGCCAGTAGTTATCAGGCATGGGAAAGAGGGGATTATCCTGCTGAAACTCAATTTTATGTTGTTGATGATGATATTGAGAATATGGTAGTATTTAAGAAAAAAGTACTTATCAATAAAGCAATCTCTAAATTCGACAGCATGACTCCTGATAAAAAGAAGAAAGTAGCAAGACTCTTGGGGCTTCCTGTTACAGATTCTACTACTGAGGAGTCAGTATACAATCAGGTGGATAATATTCTTAAACAACATGAATTCAAATCCGGAAACTACCAAGGCTTATCAACTGTCGAGGTGTTTAACAGGTTTGCTGACATGAAAGAAAACCTACTTCATATAAAAGACTTAGTAAAACAGGCAATTCAATTTTCCATATATAGGGCAAAACCTAATGGTAAGATATATGAAGGAGAGTTTGAAATTGCTACAGATGAAGACGAACTTGTAAAATATCTTTCAGATGATGATCACCAAGACGATCTTATTACACTGGAAGGTAAAATTAAACTGAAGAAAATAGCTGCCATATGATTCCTGTAGATAGTTTATTATACAAAATAGATCAGAAACTAAATAAGCTATCTACTAATGAACATCAGCAGATTCAATTAGAGGATAAGATATTATCCTTGAATGAAGCACAGCTCAAACTAATTAAACAAAAGGTTGATGGCCCTGCCACTCCTCTGGGAACTGGAATGGATTCAACCAGAAAGAGATACGAAGATCTTCAGAAGCTTATAGAGTCTTTTGAGAATCATCCTCTTACTCTTTCTCTTGTAAACAAAGAATTAAATAAATGGACAGCTTCCCTATTGGGAGTTTCTCCTGCATACATGTTCTATGTTGATGCATATATTCTTGCTGATAAAGGGAAATGCAAAAACAGAAAGATATGGATAAATAGAGATTTACTAAGTCATGGTGATCTTCAGTTTGTTTTGAACAATGTTCATTATAAACCATCATTTGAATATCAAGAAACATGTAGTTATATTTCTTCAGATGAAATTGCTATCTTTACAGACGGAACATTTACACCTATAAAACTCTATCTATCCTACATTCGTTATCCCAAATACATTGATAAAGAGGGATATGTAAAATTGGATGGAACGAATTCCGTTAATGAAAATTGTGAATTAAAGAATTACTTGGAGGATGAACTTGTTGATCTGACAGTACAGGATATCGCAGGATATACTGAAAATGCTGGAGCAGTGAGTACAGCTCAAAGTAGAATACAAAAAAGTGAATAAATTTAATACTAACCCTTAATACTTAAACAAAATGGCTGATTTTTCATTGACTACTCTGTTTGTAGTGCCGGTTGGCGTAGCAATCGCCAGTGCCAACTCTACACAGGACCTCACAGCTGGTCAAGTTGGATTTTTTAATCAAGCTTATGCTGCTGTAACAAACGCAACCAGTCCTACGATTCAGGCTGGTGATTATTTCTATGTTGCTCAAGGTAGGACAAACACCTATTTACAGGGCAGTAAACGCTCGGACAAAATCAAAGGTTGTCCTACAGCTAATTGCAAAAGCAATGTTACTGAGTTTTACAAAGTAACAGGTTGCCCTACACCTATCAATCAGATAATCGACATTGGTAGTTGGGATGTTAAATGTGGCGATGTTATCACATTAACCATCCGTGCTCACTCAAGTTATCTTGATACTCTTTATTTCAATGGTTTCACCCGTAGTGTAACTGTTGTTGCTCCTTGTTGTGATTGTGGAGACAGTCCTTGTGATACAGTTGATGTAGGTGATCTTATTGATGCTTTCATTGTAAAGCTGGAAGCAACTGCTCCTAATTTCCTTTTACCTTCTGGTCAGACAGGAAGTAATTCTGACAACATTACCTTGTCAGATTTCTTTACCTTCAGCAAGGTTAATGGAACTATTCTGGAAATTCAGGGAAAATCACTGACTAAATATGGTCAGCCTTGTGATGTTTCTGCCTTCCCATATGAATATGACAGGATGTGGTTCAGGACATTTGTTTATAGTGGACCTGCTACAACTGCTGATTTCATTGTTAGTGATGCTTGTAACATTGTTGCTGTATCCACTACTACTCAGAACTCTAATTATGCAAAAGGTACCTCTGAGGAAATCAAACAGATGGAGAAGAATTATTACAGCTATCAGGCTGGATATCTGAAACATCTGTACAGGATGATGGGATACAATGGTAACTACGAAAGTTGGGTTACTGATGGAACTACCTATGACACCTATTATATTAAATTCAATGAATATGACAAAGCTCTCCAGAATTGGGGCGATTATGTTCCTGAAGATAATATGGTGATTATTGCTGTTCAGAAATCTAGTACTGAAGCTACGGCAGTTTCTACTATCCTCACTGCTGCACTTGGTGCTCCTGTTGATGAAAGTGGTGCTTGTATTACTACAACCACAACTACCACAACTGTCTTAACTTAATAAGTTTTTAATTCATAAAAATACCAAGGGGGTGGGGGACAAACTCCCTACCCCCTTTTTATTTTAAATCAATATTATGGCAACTCCCGGTACCGAATCTTATAATATAGTGATGCTTCCTACTTACGATATCACTACATTGGCAATTGTTGATACGTCTGTATATATTACTACTCCTCCCACAGTCACGCTCATTATAGATGTGCCGGGATTTGGTATAGTGACAGATGTTCCATTTACAGTTAACAGTACGAATATCTATAATTCGATAGATTTAGGTATATCTACTATCGTCGAACCTCTTCCTGATGGAAACTATTGTATTTCATATATGATTACAGGTGAACTTGTTTCTTCTATTAAAAAAAGAATACTAAGGGTAGATAAACTTCAACAGAAGTTTGACAATGCATTCATGAAGCTTGATATGATGGAATGTGATAAGGCTATAAAAACTCAAGCCAAGGTCGATCTCATGAGTATATATTTCTTTATACAGGGAGCAATTGCTGCAGCCAATAACTGTGCCGTCATAGAAGCAACCAAACTTTATATTCAAGCAGATAAAATGTTGGATTCTTTTATTTCAGAAGATTGCGGATGTTCAGGAAATAATTATATTATAAACTTCTCGTAATATGAAAACCTGTGTTGGTTGCGGAAAGCAAGTCTCTTGCGGATGTCAGTTAGTTAATGGATTATGTTCAGCTTGTAGAAAAATTAAGAAAGGAGTAATAGATGTTACAACCAAAGCTTACAAATTGTTCGGAGTGTAATGACATTCAGATACTTTTAAATAAGATAGACTGCAAGCTAGCAAAATTAGGACATGTTTTATATGGAAATGTAGTATTCCTGTTAACCAATAGTATTTCAGCAGTAGTGATGTATGATCTGCTGAACTACAAACGAATACTCACTTATAAACAAGTAAGTCCTGATTACTGTGAGAATTATACAGTAGAGATGATTTCCAGTGTGGTAAGAAGACTTACTGCTGGTGAAGTTTGCACATCATGTAATGATGATGTCACTATCATCACTACAACATCAACCACCACTACTATCCCCCATACCACAACTACCACTACAACAATAACCACAATTAGTCCAAATTAATCACCTCTTAATATATAAATTATGTCTTGTACAAATTGTTTCGGTGGTTGTGTAGAGACCACATCAGATAAATGTGTAAAATACACAGGAAGTCCAATAACATTTCTTAATATCCATACAGGGGATTCATTAGAAGCAGTTGAAAAAGCTATAACCGACTATCTAACCACAGTATTAAGTGGAATAGGTATACTCCCTGTAATAGAACCAACTCTCATCTGTGATACAGTAAAGCAATATTTTCCATGTGAAGAGTGTGGTTCTCCTACATTAATAGATATTCTCACAGCTATTATTCAGGCAATATGTGCTATAGAAGTAGAGATTGCTGTTGAAAGAGGAAGAATTGATGCTATAGAAGCAGATTATACTGTAGGATGTCTTAGGGCTGCACCAAGAGATGGCACTCATGTTATTCTTCAGGAAGTCATAACTACTCTCTGTACAGCAATAGATGATAT